AGGTGCCGTTGTTTGCCACCGACATGGTGACGCTGGCGACGTTGCGCACACCGCTATCCCCCGATGCCAAAGGCAGGAACGGGCCGTAGTTGTTCGCCGCCACCCCTGAATGCGAGATATGCCCGACAATGGCTGAAGCCGTCATGGATACCGTCACGGGCAAAGTCTGGCCGGGATTGCCCGACTGGTCGGTGTAGGACAGCGCGAGGTTCTGCGCAGTGACCCCGGCAGCAGCCGTCTGCACCTGATACAGCCGCAGCCCCGCGCCGTTCGTATAGCGGGGGGCGGGCGTGCCGGTCAGCGTCTGCGCCGAGATAGTGTTATTGGAAATTCCCGGCCAGTAGCCCTCCAGATCGACCAGCGTCAGCGTGCCAGGGACACCCGTTGCCGCAGTAACCTGCACCCCCATGTTCAACAAATGCTTGATGTCCGTTGAGACGTTGCCACCATGAGGAATGCCGAAAATCTGCGTGCCGTTGCCCGTGGTTTCGGTGCAGGCCGTCCACGCCAAGGCAGTACCCGCCCAAGCGTTCGCAACCGGCGATCCGGCCAGCGACGACATGTCGTAGGACCGGCCTGCCGTATATGCTGCTGCGCCCGTGATCTTGTTCCAGTCATAGCGGTTGGATTTCCCGCTCGAAATGCTGTTCACAAGGTTGTCGATGCTTTGGATTGCCATGTTAGCCCCAGATGAATGTCATGTTGCCGTGCAGGGCGATTGTTCGAGTGTTCCCCTCCGGCATGAAGAAAAGCCCCAGCCATGCGCCGTCCTCAATCTTCGGAAGGCTCCAGCCGCGTTCCAAGGCGAAGTTCGTTTCGCAAGTGGCGGATACCCACAAACCCGGCAGACCGTCGCGGGCGCTGAAATAGGCCACCGGCTTGACGATGTAGATCGCCCACAACCCGCCGGGGGATGTGGTAAATGTCACAGCGTTGATCCGGCTGATGCCCGTGTCGCCCGCCGCAAGGTTGCAAAACAGCGGCCCCGTGGTTCCCGACCCCGACACGGTGTAACAGACCTTATTCTGCCCCGATGCTGTCGCCCGCCACGTCACCGATTTGGTCGCGCCCTGCGTGTTGACGTATTCCACCAGCGCATCCGCAGCGGCCAGACCCGGCGCAATGTGGTTCACCAGAACCGCCCGCACACCCTCGCCCGATGCAAACCGGGGGAAGGCGGCGGTGTTATCCATCACCTGTTCATCGGTGCTGTCCCCATCAATCAGAGGATACACCCCGATCAGGTCATACACCTGGAACTCCGCCGCAATCTGATTGACGGCCCCAGCCGTCCGCACCACATCACAGCTTAGAAGCCTGCGGTCTGTCCCCGGTGCGGGCGGGAAATAGATCGCGTCGTTCCCCTGCGCCACGAACGGGGTAAACGTCGCAGGTGATCCAACACGCGCATCATAGGCCGGTTGACCGGATGCATAGGACCAATCGTGCCATTGCCTGTCGCCGGTCGTTCCGGCGTTCTTGAAAAACCGCTGCGTATGGACCCGGCCCGCGTCAACCGCGTCAGCCATGTCTTTGACGGTCCTAATCATCAGTCAGCAGTGCCTGTGAGCGCGCCCGCGTTGAACAGCGGGGTAATGCCAGCAGAGATAGCCCGCGAGGCCGACAGCGCGCCGCGATAGATCACCGAGCCAGCGCCAGATGCCGCCGTGCCGACCGTGAAATACGTCACCGTGGACGATCCCGCCGTGCATTCGCCGAATTGGACCGTTGCGGTGTTCGACACTTGGTTGCCCGACACCGTGAAGCCACCGGCAGACCGTGCCACAGCCACGCGCGCATAGCCCGTATAGGATGCTTCGGTGGTGTTCTGTGCGCCTGCCTCGCCCGGATCGGCGGTGTGCAGGGCGACGTAGAACGACCCCGGCGCGGCGCTCGGCTGAAGACCGGAGGCATCCCCGATCAGCGCCCATGCGGTGTTGTTGAACAGCAGATTCAAAAGCGCCGTTTCGCTGGCGTTGCTCAATGACATGGCTTACCTCAGTTTAGCGGCTCGACGCCGACAATTTCGCCGTTATCGTCGCGGATCACCCGACGCGGCTTGTTCATTGCATCAAGGGCCGATTTCAGCGCGTCCAGGCTCTTGCCCTCGCCCGCCTTGCGTTCCCCGTCTTCCGCCGATTTCGCCGACGCCGAATGCTCGGCCACGCCGACTTGCGCTTGAAGTTCCAGCAGCTTGATTTCGCGGGCCTGCGTCATTTCGCGTTCCCGCAAGGACAGTTCCGCCATGAACTTTTCGCGCTCGAAGTTCATCTTCTGTTCTTCAAGCATCGCGGCCATGCGGGCTTCTTGTTGCTTGACCTGCATATCGGCCTGCATTTGGGCCATTTCCTTGTCGCGGGCGACCTCGGCCTTCATTTTCTCGGCCTGCGCCTGCAATTGAAGCTTGCCCTGTTCCATCTGCATGGATGCCTGGGACTTCATTTGCTCAAGCTGCATCTGGCCTTGGATTTGCGCTTGGACCTTCTGCATTTCCGGGTCTGGCGCTTCCGCAGCGGCCTTTAGCTTGGCTGCAACTTCGGCCTCGTCGGGCTCGCTGAAGAACGGTTCCGCGCTGGGGAAGCCTGCCGTTTCGGTCAGCTTTTCCAGCGTGTTATACAACTGTTTGGGCTTCACATACGGGTTGTCGGCCCCGATGGTCATCAGCAGTTCTTTTTGCAGCCCGTACACGATCTGAAGCACCGCCATGTCGCGTTCCTTGGTGCCGCCACCCAGGCCCACGTTCACCGTGCAGTCCATGTCCGCATTCCAGACCTTCGGGTCATACTGCGCCCATTCGCCGCGAATTTGGACCGTGCGCGGGCCATCAGCATGGGCGATGACCAGCCGCAGCAAGCCCTTGAATGCCTTGCGCAAGCCACCGTGGGCAAGGCTGCGCACGATGCTGTCCGCCTGGGCCACGCCGCTTTCCGACATCATCACCGCCGCCGTGGCGCTGGTGTTCTGAAGGTTCTCAGGGTCCAGGCCACCGCTTGCATCCGTGATGCCGGTGCGGTCCTTGGCAACCTCGTCCATGTAGCCCAGCATTTCAAAGCTGTGCTGTGCCACGAACGGGACGTTTTCCCATTGGATCGCGTCCTTGGCGGAATATCCCGGCTTCAGCCAGATCGGGCCGCTTTCGCCGCTGACCAACTGGCCGGGGTCTTCCACGGCTGACGTTTGCACCGCCGGTCTTTGGTTGTTCTGCGCATAGAGGTTGTCCATCGTCGCCCGCAGCAGGGCCGTCTTGACCCGCTGGATGTCGCGCATGTCTTCGTAGATGCTGTGACCTTCGAATTGGTGCGGGTCACGCTCCATCACCACGTCGGAATAGGGCGCTTCGTCCACGGCCTCCAGGCCCAGCACCACGAACGATCCGCCCCGTTCAGCGGCAGTCCCAGCCCCGTAGACCAGCCGGTAAATCTCGGCCACGCCGTCGTTGTCCATGTCCACCTTCGGGTAGACTTCATAGATGCGGACGACCTGCATCGCCTTGCGCGACTCTTTCCAGGATTCCGTGAAATCCTCGCCCATCCGGCTTTCGTCATCGTCGGCGTGGTCGTCATATGCCGGGATCGACCACACCAAGTCCTTGTCATAGCCCATCGACACAAGATCGGAGCGGGTCAGGAACAGTTCTTCGCCGACAATCTCCGCGTCTTCGATGCTGTCAGCCCCCGGCGTGATCAAGAACGACCCACGCGGCACGGCTTCCAGCTTCGGCGTGGTGCGCTCCACGATCCGGCGCAGCTTGAACGAATGACGGCGGGCTTCCGGGTTCAGCGCCAGCACGTCCGCGTCGGTTTCCTCAGAGGTGGAATAGTTCAGGATTTCCACATCAGGGTCATCGAACAGGCCCACCACAGCTTCGTCGGGCTGGCCGGTGTAGTGCTGGATCGTGGCCTTGCGGTGCTTGTACGCGCACCATTTCATAATGCCCGTTTTCAACAACAACGCATCATGGATCGCGTCGTGGATCGCCTTCTTGGCCCCGGCTTCTTCCATCACGACCAAGTTGACGTAATCGGTCGCCTGTTGCGCGCCGTCTTCGTCGCCCGGTCCAACGGGGATGTATTTGACCACCGAGCCACCGCCCAGGATCGTCCGCATCACGCTGGGCATCACCTTCTTGATGATGGCCCGCACATCCATCGACACGACAGACGACCGGCCAACCGCAACCGGCAGGTCTTTCATCTCGCCACTGTAGTATTCCATCGCCGTTTCACGGGCCTTGGACTGCTGGTCGAGATAATCCTTGGCACCCCGCACCTGGCGGTCGGCATGTTCTGCCAGTAGTGCCGCGCTGTCGATCGGGGTTTCTTCGGTCACACTACCACCTGTGGTCGATATTTCGGGAGATTGGGCGACGGCGCGCTGTGCGTTTCATAGGCCACGCACATCAGCCCGAAGGCATCGGCACCGTGCGATGACCAATCATGTTCAGGGCCAAGCCCCACGTTGCGCGCGTCGTCTTTCTTTTCGTGATACCAGCCCAAGGCTTGAATGCCGGGGTCGGTCTTGATGGCATCGAACCAGCACTGCCCCAGGCGACGCCGCACGGCTTCGATCCGCATGGACGCAGCGCCCTTGCCCTGGTTGGGGATGACCAGCACGTCAAAGCCCGCAGCGCGCAGGGCAGAGGCATAGGACACGTCATGCACGCGGTCGTTGGTGTCGCCGTCATGCGGCAGCACGCACTGGCAGGCGGTGTATCCGTTTTCGCGCAGCCATTGCACATCAGCGGCAAGCGGCTGGCCTACGCTTTCGCGGTAGTCTAGCACCCGGATTTCCTTGCCAACGAATTGGACGATCCAGATTGCCCGCGCGTCAGCCTTGGCCCCAGTGCCGCCAATGTCCCAATAGGCGCGCTTGCTTAGAAGCGGGTCCGCAGCGACATGCCCGATCCGGCCTTCCTTGCGGGCCATCGACAGCAGGGCTGCGAAGTATGCCCCATCAAAGACCGTGGCATAGTCACCTTCCCAGATGTGCGGGTATTGGCTTGGACGGGTGGCGAAGTCATCGCGGCGCTCGTCTTCCAAGACCTTCGGGAACCACGGGTTATCATTCCAGTTCGCCCGCACAACGATTGATCCAGGCGGCGGGGACGGCCCCCGCAGCAACATGTCAACCGGATCGTTCTTCCGGCGCGGGTTCCAGCCAAACCACAGTTCAGACGAAAGGCCGCGCGATTGGTCTTCCCACCGGATCGTCGGACGCAGAAGTTGTAAGCTAAAGGCTGACAGCGTTTGTGCTTCTTCCGTCCAGGCCCGGTGGAAACCTTCCAGCGACTTCACGCTTTCGGCGGTGTGGTCCTGCATCCCCTGGAAGATGATCGTGCCATCCTTGGGGGTCTGGATCACGTTGTCGAAGACCTTGAAGCCCTGCTTTGTGCCAAGCCCGAATTTCTCCAGCTTGGTTTCGATCAGCCGCTTGGCCGAGTCCTTCAGCGACTTCTGGACTTCGCGGATACAGACGGCCCGCAGCCCCTCGCCCATTTCGCCGGGGGCGCGCACCGCGTCTTCCACCAGCATGTCGGCGAAGACGTGCGACTTGCCCGATCCACGGCCCCCGTATGCGCCCTTGTATCGCCCTGGCTGCAACAGAGGTTCAAAGACCTCTGCTGTATCAATCACCAGCTTTGACAATGCGGCGCTCAATGATTGCCAGCAGGGGGTTTTCGCTGTCGCCGCTTATGGTGATGGCGGACAGGTCGGGCAGCGACTTGCGCAACAGAATCTCAATGGCCTTGAGGCGCGGCCCGTCGATCTCAATCAGGTTGCCCGTCTTGGCGTCTGTCCCGTCTAAGGCAAAGTCCTGCAAGCGATTTACAAGCTGACTGGTTTTGATCTTAGCGCGAATATCGGCTTGGTGTGCGCCGTTCAGTCTAGCTGCCATTTGTATTCCGCGCTTGGCGGCTCCCTGTCGGGGTGAGGTAACGTATTGTTACAGGTGATTGACGTGACCAGTCACGCTTGCTATGTTGCTTGTATAGAGAAACACAAACCGGAGTGACGCAGATGACCGCAACAACTTACGCCGCGAACGACACCTACCAATCGAACGTCAAAGGCCCGTTCACCGCTGGCAAGTCGCACATCTGGGTTGAAGCTGACACGCTGAACGAATGCGCCGACCTGTACGTTGAGGCCGCCCGCAAGCACAACCTTGGCATGGGGACGATCTATCGCAGCGAGGCCCCGATGGGTGTCCGCCGGTACATCAACGCCAATGGCGTTATCGGCGAAACAGTATGACCGACGCCTCACGCAAACAAGCCGAGCGCCAGCGCAAACGTGCCGCTGGCCTCGCGCCGTTGGAAATCTGGGCTCCACCCGCCCTGCATGATGAAATCCGCAAGATGGTAGCGGAAAGTCTCGCCGTCCATGATTCCGCCGCAAAAATGCATGACCCCTACGTCACCAGCGGTTAACTTTCGCATCATGGCGCTGTGCCGGGCGGCGAGTGATACCCGGTTAAGAACGTGACGGGGGATGAAGTGAACGCGCCGATCCGGTGCCGCTACGGGGGGATGGCTGATTGAAGGATGCCGCGTTCTGGAGGTGTGCCGGAAGGCCCCAACTGCTAACACATTGCCTAGGCAGCATGTGCAGAGGTTCGCTAATCAGCACACCGCCAGAAAGCGGCCTTCAAATGCAGTAGCACACGCCCGGAAAAACACCCGAGCATGTCGCAGGACTTACGGTGCCAGCATTGCAGTGTCGAAGGCACACAGCCCGGTCTGTAGTCTACGCGGAGCGTATCATAAGATATTGCACCTTGTCAACTGTCACGCTCCAAGCTGCCCAGTTCGATGGCGATCCTACCACCCAGCAGGCCCGTGATCCATGCCGCGCCGCCCCTGACGCTTTCCACCTCGACCATGAAGCCCGAGAACGGCCCCTGCATGATCTTGGCCTTGTCCCCTGCCCGTGGCAACTTGGCCTCGCGCATCTGCCGCGCCATTTCCTCCCGTGCCATGCGCAGGCGTTCCGCGTCTACCGTCAGCCCGCGCAGATGCTGGATCACGTCACGCGCGATTTCCACCGGGCGGGCGTTGTAACAAAACACGCCCGTGATCAGCCGTTCCCGGCGCTTCAGCACGTCCCATTCGGGCTGCGCGCGGAAACACGCATAGACATACCCGCCGACAATGGGGCGCTCGGTGATGCGCGTCTTGCCGAAGCTGACGCTTTTCCGTTCGACCGACGGATAGAAGGCCACGATGCCGTGACGCTTCAGGTGTTCCCGCGTGGCGCGTTCTTGCTGCGGGGCGACCGTCAGGCAAAACCACGTCGGGGGCCACTTGGGGCCGGAGGTAAGCCCCAGGCGCTGCTCTGCCGGGGGGACGGACATGCCGACTTCATACCTCATTGCTTGCGCCCCTTGATCTTGTTCCAGAAGTCGTTGACCTCGGACATGTCGTGCTGCACCTCGCCGTTTTCCCACATTTCAAGCATGGCTTCGGCGTAGCCCAAGGCTTCTTCCAAATCCTCGCAGCGGGCCAGCAACTGATCGATGATGGCTTTGTCGCGGGCGCTCATTGCTTCGGCTCCAGGGTGAGGTGAACGGGGCGCATATTGCGAAGTTCTTCCGTCAGGGCTTCGTTGGCCCGCGTCAGGTACCGAACCATTTCGCGGGCTTTCAGTTCGTCTTGCAGGTCGTCCAAAAGCGTCGGGGGTGTGAAATATTCATCCATTCGTCAGCGCCCCCAGAATGACTCCCAGAGGCGATGCTGGCCCCTCGGCTACCTGTCCACCCGAAAAGGTCGGAACCCGCCCCAGCGACCGCCCTAGAGCCTCTGGCGGCACGCCGTATTGAAGGGCGACGGATACCAGCACGCAGGCGTCAGCCAAACTGGCTTGCATGTCGCTTCCGCTGTGCTGGGTGTTTGCGAAAACCTCGCGGGGCTGGCCTTCCAGATCATAGCCCACCGTTATGCTGAGAAGGTGGCCCTTGAACTCGGCTTCGGTGGTGAAGTTGGGACGGCGGGTTGGGAGGGACTGTCTCATGCGACGATCCGCTTCTGAAACCCGATGTTCCGCCCGATGCGCGTCACCTCGACCTGGATGCGCCCCGCAAGGTACGCGTCCCGCACATGGTCCGGGTCAAAGCCCGCGTAATTGCACACTGCGCGAAAGTCTGCGCCGCCCACTCGGAGCCACCGCTGCGCGTCCCGCTTGGCGTCAATGTCTTCCCTGCTGGACCGCGCAGGCAGCATTGCGTCTTCAATCGCGGTCAGCAGCACCATCTGCCACATCATCCGTTCGGGCGATGTGTGGGCGTAGTCCACGGCGTTATCCGCCGCCATATTTCCAACGGGCATCAAACTACATCCTTCACTGAATAGAGGTTGAAACGATTTGGCCCCATCGTGGCTTCGACGCGGTCGGCCTTCCGCAGCATTTTCAGGCAATAGTCCAGCG